AGGCATGTTACTTCCTTCGGTAACAACAATTCTTTCTTCCATGGCACCAGCGTCAAAGATCATGGCACTCATGAATTGGCGTAAAAAAGTAGGGCCAGAGGAAGCAAATCGACGCAAGATTAGCTGCTAATCGTGGCACATGGCTTCATACTGTCATTGAAGATTGGTTCAATGGAGAAGATATTGAACATCATCTTGACAGTGCTGTTGACTGGCGTCCTTATTACGATGCTGCCCTGCCCTTTCTTGAAACTATTGAACAGCCAGTTTTAATTGAAAGTGCAGTCGCATGGTTTAATGAAGATCAAGCAATTGGCTATTCTGGCACGTTAGATATGCTTGCAAAAATGACCGATGGTAGTGTTGCATTGGTCGATTGGAAGACAAGCTTTAAAGAAAAGCCTGATAGGCAGCTAGCCGATTACAAGCGACAACTTGGTGCCTATACGATGGCAGCCAGTCAAATGTATGGACTGCCTGTCGAGCAAGCTTGGTGTGTCATTGCATGTTACGACCCTGAAGCGGACAAGCCCGAAGCTTCCCTGCAGTTAGTGCATCTTGACGACTTGGAACTCGTCAGTCAGCAGGCCATCATGCAAGACACTGTTAAAAGATATTTCACAGAGCACTACCCTGGCGGTAAAGCGTTTGCTTTGACCATGGATCGGGGGTAAGATATGGAGGCTCACCAGAGCATTTCCATTACTCCACAGGAGAAACACCATGGCCAATCGGCCCCCAATCACTGCTGCCATCGATCTCACCCCTGACGTGCTCAATGCATTGAAGCAAGCAGGCCCCAACGATCGTGGCAACTACAGTCTTGACATGGCTGTATGGCCCAATCAAAAGCGTTCTTCTGATCGCGCCCCGCAGTTCACGGGAAGCGTAAAAGTGAAGGGTGCTGACCGTGAAGCGCCGAAAGGATATGCTTCTGTTTGGCAGAACGAAACCGAAGAAGCTCCTTTTTGATTCGCGAGGGGCCGCAAGGCCCCTTTTAAATTATGCAATGTGAACACTGTAAATTTTGGCGGGCCGGTGAAGGACGCCTGGGAGAATGTCATTATTGTCCTCCTCAAAGCGTAGCCAACCAAACAGACTACATTTGGCCCATCACTGACAAAGAAGATTTTTGCAGTCAATACTGCAATTGCTACATTCCTCACAAGCACCACCCAGGCTAATTCAATGGAATTCAACGATTATCAAAAGGAATCACGTCGCACAGCTATCTACCCTGATGCAGGTAAAAACATGACTTATCCCGTGCTTGGCCTTTGTGGTGAAGCAGGTGAAGTTGCAGAAAAAATGAAGAAAGTAATGCGTGATAAGGGCGGATATTTTGATCACGATAGTCGCGCTGCTATTCGCAAAGAGCTTGGAGATGTGCTTTGGTATGTTTCGCAAATTGCCAGTGAGCTTAATTTTGATCTTGAAAATGTTGCTCAAGAAAACCTTGACAAGCTTCGTGATCGCATGATGCGAGGAAAGATCAAAGGCGATGGAGATAGCCGTTAGGATAAGAGCAATTGCATTGCTCCAGTGAGTGCTCTAGAAGATCAGTTCCTCAAGCTTTGGAACTCTAAACATCGTTCTATTCCATTGGAACGTGAATACAGTGACATTGAAGCTTGGGAAACTGATTATCTGGAGCGCAAAAAAGAAAAACCTCGTTCACGTCGTTACCGTTTAGATTTTGCTCACCCCCAAACTCGCACTGGCATTGAGATTCAAGGCGCTGTTTATTCAGGCGGTCGTCATGTTCGCGGCAGTGGCTATGAGCGTGATTGTCGCAAATATAATCTTGCCTATACAAGTGGCTGGACTATTTTCCTGTTGACTTCCGCCATGGCCAAAGACCCCACATGGCACGCCATGATCTCTTCTCATATTGCTCATCAATCTCTTCGTATCTCTTCTCTACCATCTCAGCCGCTTCCGCCACAATAGCGTCTGCTGCTTCTAAATCAACATCACGTTGCGCCAATGCTTGGCGAAGTTGAATGTTTTCAAGGATCAATGCTTGGCTTGCAGTTTGCATGCCACTCCATCCCACAAGGAGATTAACTGCAACTTCTTTTAAGCTTTTAATGTCATCGCAGTCTTGAATTGCTTTTTTGTTTACAGTAAGAGCGAATTCACGTTCTGCTGAGTGTTCAAATGGTCCCATTTCAGCATTGAAGCTTTTCCCATTGTAATCACGAAGCGTAACAGGGAGCATGAATTGCATGTTTTTTTCTGCATCAGTTCTTTTATGGTAAGAACTATGGAAAGAAAATCATGGGATGCATGCCGAAACTCTTGTTACGGACTGCCACACCGTCTATGATTAAAAAGCGTTCCGTTGCTCATGTCCTTTCACATTGATCCTCTTGCAGATTGCATTAGTCGTTTACGGCTTCTTGATTCCATGGGCAATAGTCTTTCTGTTGTCAATGATGCGCGACAATCATTTGATGCCTCAAGCGAGGCTTTTTCAGACCGCGATCGTAAGCTTCTTAATTATCTGGCTAAGCACAAGCACACTTCTCCTTTTAGAGGCGTCGTATTCAAGTGGGATGTGAAGGCTCCTTTGTTTGTTGCAAGGCAATGGTGGAAACACGCTGTAGCGTCTTCTTATGTTGATGAGCAAGTCGGCTGGAACGAAAAAAGCTTTAGGTATTGCTCTGCAGAAGAAGTCGAATTTTATGTTCCTGGCCAGTTCTTGCAGCAATCTGAAAATAATCGCCAAGCATCTTCAGGGCCCGTAGGATCACGCACGCAGCAACTTGCTGATAGTGTTTACAGTGACACTATTGACACGGCTCGTAATGCCTACAAAGAGCTTTTGGCAATGGGTGTCAGCAAAGAACAAGCTCGTGGTATTTTGCCAACTTGCATGTATGTGAGCTTTGTTTGGACCTGTAGTCTGCAAGCCTTGCTTCATTTCATCTCCCTGCGTCGCGGAGAAGGTGCTCAGAGCGAGATTAAGCTTTACGCCGATGCATTGCTTGAGTTAGGCCGCCCAGTGGCTCCTGAAGCCTTTGAGGCGTTTCAAAACAACAACTACGAATTCTGACCATGGACAACGTAAACCATCCTTCTCATTATCAAGGCACCAATGGAATTGAAACCATTGAATGCATTGAAGCTGCAATGAGCAAAGAAGCTTTCAAGGGCTACATCAAAGGAAACGTAATTAAATATGTGATGCGTTATGAAAACAAAAATGGTGCTGAAGATTTATTTAAAGCTCAGTGGTACTTAAATCGTTTGATTGACATTGTCGAAACAAATGAATTTCCGCCAAGACAAGAAGAATGTAAGGATGGGTTTTGCCCAATGCCTAACGTGAGATATGACGATCCTTCGCCTATTTTTGACCCCGCTTAATTAAGCAACTTGAGGCAAAGGTGGCCAGCGCATGGCTGCCTTTGCAATGTCTTCTTGTTTTATCGGTGCTGCTCGCTGCAACATTTCCATCCATTCTTCCCAAGAAGAAACTTCAGTGTAAGCACTAATGAAGCTATTGCTATAAATCCACGAAAGAAAAAGCTCTTCTCGCTCTAGTGTCCAAAATCTTTGAGGACGCCACCATTCAAAAACTGGCTGGCTTGATTTGGCTCCATTGCATCTCTGGCACGCTGGAACTAAGTTCCACTTTGCATAATGAGGCCCTCCCTTGCTTTTGGGAATGACATGATCAAGCGTTAATTTTTCATACCATCTCCCACAATATGCACAGGCTGATTGTCCTAAATGACCGCGCAATGGGTATTCATCAAAAATAGATTTCCGAAAACATCTTTTGGCTTCACTGGGACGCAATATAGACAGAGAGTAGAGAAGATCTTCTGGTCCATTGCTTTTCCCCATAGCCTTTTTATTCAATTGGCTTGCCTAAAGCCTAGCCTTAAAACACGCATATTGTGACACTTTGAGTGGCTATTGGTTTTAAATAGAATAAAGAAAAGCGCGTAAAGATTCCATGAAACCGTGGCAAGAAAAGCTCGCAGACTTTGCCGTAACCATCACTGCAGGCATGCTTCTTGCTACTGGAAGCATGCTCGTGTATGTTGGCAATCAGCAATCACGAATTACAATTCAAATTGAAAACATCACTGAAAAGCTTGATGTATTAACAGAAAACATGAAAAGCTTAGATGTTCGAGTGCGCTCTCTTGAAATTGGACGCTAAGCTAAAATAGAACACTTGATTTTATTATCATGACTGCTGCTGAATGGTTCGTTGTTGGCGCTATTGTGGTTGGCGCTGCTGAACACATCATTGCAATTAGTCCTCTTAAGGAAAACTCCACCGTTCAACTTGTCCTGAAAATTCTCAAAGGAATCTTCCCTGATCGCGAATCAAAATGATCCCTAACACATGGGAAGGCATTAGCGC